GGCCTAATATTCGTCTAATTACATTGGTATGGCTTTGTTGCCATCTCCATTTATTTTGTTGTATTTTCCAACCATCTATGATATCTCCGATAAGATATAGGTTGTCGCATTTATTATGTTTCAGGAAGTTATTTAGGAGTTCTGCCTTACAGGACCGTGTGCCTAGGTGAACATCACTAATAAAGATAGACCTATATTTCATGCCTTAAAGCTGGATCAAGATTGAAAACGTAATTTAAAAAAATACAGGCCAAATCTTCATTATTATAATGTCTAACAATGGTTTGGCCTGTAATCGTAGAGGTGATAACTAACAGAATATTACTATCGTTATAGCAAGAAAACTTTATAGTCCAGTTATCTCTTGTAACTGGTTTCCAAAATCTAGTTTGACTTGCTACCTGTATAAAACTTTTCGATAGAGGTTGTCTCGAGGAATTTCTTTGCATTTTCTGTTAGTGTGTTAATGGTCTCAACGTATTTATCTTGAACGCCATGTAACTCTTTCACGGATGCAGCTTTCACCGCATTAGCTGTTTGATTGAATACAGAAAGGTTGAAATCTATTGCCTTAATTGTTAAATCAGTAAACATAAAAGTCTCCTATAAAAAAAGTATTTATAATCCAGTATACTGCAATGCACAAAAGAGTGGGGCAAATGTGATATATTTACCCATTATTTTTGATCTTTATCGGATACATATTGGTGTCCGCTTTCAGATAAGAACCTAAGGTTCTTTTTAGATATCTTACACATAATCCAATCGTTGTAAAAGTCTTCCCTTTCAAGAGCTTTGGCCATCATTTGTTCTTTAAGTTCAAGGTAAGCACAATCACTTCTGTTTACGCATAAATGCAGGACTTCTCTTATAAAGTTTTCTTCACCAAGTCTTTTTACATCTTCAATCAGTTTATCATTTGACCCCCAATAGGTTGGCCAATCGGATGGTTTTCTGGTCTTCTTTCTTTTACCCTTTACTTGGCGATACCCTGCCTTGGTAAAAAACTTCTTACCAATATACCTTTTCTTTTCTTTGAGATTGTGTATACAATAAACAAACCCATAATATTTTTCGGCGTCATCTTCTGTAAGGTCACGCCCATTCCATTGCCAAGTCATTCTTCTTCTATATCGTCCTCTTCATATTGTAGATAAGAGGAACAAAATGGACAATATGTTGGATCCGATTCTGTTCCTCTTATGCCGTACTCTATTGTGAATTTTGAATCACACTCTTCACACTCATAATCTAATAACTTCATTTATGCAGCCTTGCCCCATACGTCATCCCACTTACCTTTGAGAGCACCCTTTGCATAATCGGTCGCACGATTTTCAAAAAAGTTTGTGTGTGTTGGTGCATTAATCATTTCTTCAACCCATGGTAATGGATTTCTTTTCACTTTGTAATGACCTTTGAGACCTAAACTAATTAATCTACGGTCACAAATGTATCGTATATACTTCTTTACATCATCAGCTGTAAGATCCTCCATTGGCCCCATTTTAAATGCAAGGTCAATAAACTTATCTTCCAATTCCACCATTCTTCTCGCTATGTGATATATTTTAGATTTCAAATCGTCATTCCATATTTCACGGTTTTCTTCTATATATGTGCGGAATAATTTAATCATAGATTCAGCGTGTTGTGTTTCATCTACAATTGACCAAGTGATAATCTGACCCATGCCGGCCATTTTACCGTGTCTTGGAAAGTTTAATAACATAATGAAAGAAGAAAACAATTGCATACCTTCTGTAAATGCGGAGAATACTGCAATATGTGTAGCAGTAGATTCTTTTGTACCATTCTTTGATGCAATATCTAAAACGTAATCGTGTTTGTTTCTCATCTCTTCATAATCTGCAAACTCTGAATAGGTAGACTCTGGCATACCAAGAGTTTCAATCAAATGTGAATAGGCCGCAATATGTAATGCTTCACGAGCTGTGAAACCGGCCAACATCATTCTAATTTCTGGTTGTGGAAAATATGGTAAATAATTCTTTACATAACCACCAGCAACGTCTATATCACCTTGCGTAAAGAATCTAAAAATATGTGTGAGAAATTGTTTCTCTTCACTTGATAGTTTGTGTTTCCAATCTTTTACATCTTCTGCCATTGGTACTTCTGTGTGTAACCAATGTGATTGCTCATGCTTTAACCACGCATCATAAGCCCATGGGTACATAAAAGGCTTGAAGTAATTCCTTTCTTCTCTTAACATAAAAACTCCTAAAGTGTTTCTTGATTTACTTGAATAGATTTATTCTTATAATCTTTAATTGCAGCTTTGATAGCATCTTCAGCCAAAATAGAACAATGTATTTTTACTGGTGGTAATGACAACTCTTTTGCTATCGCTGTATTCTTTATTTCTTCAGCATCTTTTAAGTTCTTGCCTTTTACCCACTCGGTAATTAAACTACTACTTGCAATTGCGGAACCGCAACCGTATGTTTTAAACTTTGCTTCTTCAATTATACCATCATCACTTACTTTAATTTGTAACTTCATTACATCGCCACAGGCAGGTGCACCGACCATACCAGTACCAACTGATGGGTCACTCTTATCAAGTGAGCCAACATTTCTTGGATTATTATAGTGATCTAATACTTTGTCTGAGTACGCCATTTTTCTAATAATGCCTTTCTGTGGTTTTCTGCTTGTTGATAGGTGTCAAATGGACCTGCAAAACAACAAATATATCCAAATACCCAGTATGCGGATTTTGTTTTCACTACTTCTATTGGTAATTCTGGTGTTGAACTAACTGCCATTTAGCCCTCACAGGCTAAACATTCACTATCATCGGAAGAATCCGACTTGTTATTTAGAAAATTCATTAACTCTACATAACCACCAACATACTCACCTTGTAAATAAATTTGGGGCACGGTCTTAACTGCTCTACCCGTTACTTCAGCAGCGGTCTTACCAATTTCAGTCAAATCAATCCAATCGAATTGAATGCCTCTATTTGTAAGCTCTTGTTTAGCTATTTTACAAAAATTGCAGGTAGGTGTACCATAGACAATGTTCCTAAAACCTGCCACTCCCTCAACAACTGCTTTCATATCGAGTTCTCGGATCACCTCTCTTTCTATTTTTTTAGCTACCTTATCCGCTTTTCCAATTTTTTCTGAGCGACAATAGTAGAGTGTTTTAAGACCGTGCTTCCATGCCATGAAATGCACCGTGTGTAGATATTTTACATTTGTGTCCGGCCGAAAGAACAAGTTAATGGATTGTGCTTGATCAATGTAATTTTGTCGGTCAGCTGCGTGCTCCACGATCCATCTTTGGTCAATTTCCATACTCGTCTTGAAAATGTCCTTTTGCCGGTCATCCAGTATACCCAAGTGTTGAACGGATCCATCGTTTGCGATAATTGAACTCCATGCTTCATTATAATCTTCCTCATTTGGGCACCTTTCTTTTATTATTTTATCTAAAAATTTATTTTTATTTAAGTATGCACCAGATAAAGTATCTTGTCTATAAGCATTCGCTCTATATGGTTCTACACTAGGACTTGTATTGCCCATAATAATACTACTACTAGCATTGGGAGCAATAGCCATAAGGTGAGAAAACCTACGGCCAGTCCCAACAGCATCAGGAGCTTCTCCTCTAAGTTTACCGAGTTCCAGATTTGCTTCATCTAAACTTTTCCTTATGTGTCTAAAGATTTCCACATTTCTTGATTTTGCAAACGTGCTCTCAAAAGGAGTGTTGTTCTTTTGTAGATAAGCATGAAAGCCAAGGGCGCCAATGCCAATAGAGCGCTCATTTTCAGCACTAAATTTAGCTCGAGAAACGCTAGCTGGAGCATTATCAATAAAATACTGCAACACGTTATCAAGCATCTCCGCAACGTCCCTGAGAAAAAGTGGATTATCTTTCCAATCATCGAAATACTCCAAGTTTAATGATGATAGACAACACACGGCTGTTCTATCACGGCTTGTTGGTAGAATTATTTCCGAACAAAGGTTCGATTGCTTAATACTTAGTCCCTTCTTTTTTTGGAATTCTGGCATTAAGCGATTACTTGTGTCAATGAAATGTAAATAAGGTTCACCAGTCATCATTCTTGTTTCTAATATCTTTTGCCACAACTCTTTAGCTGATATTGTATCTTTAACCTCACCTGAGTGTGGGTCTATAAGATTCCATGTATCATCAAAGTTTTTATCGACCATGGCTTTCTCTATCAACTGCATAAAGTCATCTGTGATGTTTATACCGTGATGTAAGTTTAATGTCCTTACATTTGGGTCGCCTGTTGGTTTTCTCATCTCTAAGAACTGTATAATATCAGGGTGTGATATATCAAGATAAGCTGCATAAGAACCTCTGCGAGTTCTACCTTGACGATATGCTAAACTAGAGGCGTCATATGTTTTGAGATGTGGCATAATACCAGTTGACTTGTCATCACTTGAACGAATACCAAGACCAATGCCAACACCACCTCCCAACATTGATAACCAATTTACTTCTGAGAGGGTCTCAACCAGACCTTCTCTGCTATCATGTAGATAAGGGAGAAAACAAGAAATAGGGAGGCCACGCTTACTACGCCCAAAAGATAAAACGGGAGTAGAAAAAGACAACCAATGATTACTGCTATAATCATATAAACGTCTACTATGGTCCTTATTAGACCCGAAAGCATTTGATACATAAGCGAATCTCTCCTGTGGTGATGTTTCTTCCTCCATCATGTAAGATTCTCTAAGTCTTTTAAGACCTAGAGGGTCAAACAATTTATCTTTTTCTAAATTTATATCCATAAATATTTTCTTTCTCTCAATATACTGCCCTAGTAACATTTGGAAATGTTCTTTCTATCTCTGACCAACATTGTTCTGCAACCTCCATGTGTTCTTTCTGAGTGCCATTTGACCTTCTCAATTCACAATAATGTATCCATGACCTCAAACTACCAGCCATATATAATCTACTCTCCATCATACCTTCTGGTAAAACTGCACGAGCTTGCTCTTTTGCAATACCCTGTTTAATCGCCCACTCGTATGCCTCTGTGGCATTATTCATTACAGAGGTCTGTTTCATTTCCCATTCACTCTGTAAACCCTCATCATCCGACTCTATACTGTTCTGTCTATTCTTATTATCTTGTAGTCTTGCCTCTCTAAGTTGATGTGATAAACTCTCAACTGGATTTGCATATCTTTGGCTAAACTCTTGAAACGAAAACGACCTGTGTCTAAGTATTTGTCTTGCTATATCTCTTGTTGTGTGTATTTCCATAACAACATGGACCATTTCAAATGGTGACCAATGTTTGTTTTGAATTAAATATCGTATAAGTTTTTCAGAATCCTCAAAGTTGTTTTGATTGCTGGGGTTTGATACTCTTGCCATGTAAACTATGGCCTCTTCTGCTGTTCTATCTGACAACTCTCCACGAAACGAGGACACACCTACTAAATTGACCTCACTCATACTTTTTTCCAAAAAACTAATTGATTAAATGCTCTAATACAGCAGAAGGTATTTTTACTTATAATACTTTTTATCTCTCTTTGACTATATCCAGACACTATCATCTCATTTATATCCTTTTCTTTTATAGATTGTGGCCATATCACCAGATGATGACCCTCTCTAATCGCATTGTGCATTAGTTTACAAACCTCTGCATTTCTAGGCTCATTATCAAATATGAGCACCTTATCTTCTTTATCTACATCTACCAGTTCCTTTGCAATAATTGATAGGTTAGCATCACCAGATGCAATACAGTTATCTAAGAAAAGAGAATCAAGAGGGCCTTCTACGATATAAACTACATCATCAAAGTCCACACGGTCAAGACCATATACTAACTTGTTATCATTTTCATTTGTTCTTATTGTTACATACCTGAGTATCTTATCGTTAGTTTCTAGTGACCGACCTGATACTGCAAACAACTCATCATTTTCATCATAGAATGGTATGACTAATCTTGCATCGGGCACTAACTTCATCTCATTTGTAGGCACCAATGTCTGTATAAATTTCTTATAGTCTGGCGTGAAGAGTAGTTTATTAAAATACTTGTTAGGTATCTTTCTCTTTATCGCATAGACTTTACAGAAGTGATTATCTGGTAAATCTGATAGCCACTCTGCGTGTTCAAAATCTTGTCTCTTTACTTTTCCAAACTTTGGTGATTTGATGCTATCAAACTTGGGTTCTTTAAAGTTAGAGTAACCAGACTCACCTGACTTATAGCGTTCAAGTATGAATGACTTGTATATTTCTGAATCAAACTGTTTGATGAAATTACCGAGACTAGTGCTAGCACCACAGTTATGACACCTATAAAATAAATTGTTAGATTTTGCGTAAACATATCCTCTCGCTTTCAATAAATTCTTTTTACTATCACCGCAAATGGGACACGAAAAGTTCCACAGATAATCTTTCTTTTGTTTGAAGTTTCTTAATCTATGGGAAAGTAAACGAATGTATTTGGATTCAATTGCTAACGACATAATGTAATAATATCACGAATGTGATTATATTACAAGCGTTAGTAGGGTAGACATATCTAACTTGCCTAAGAAAAATGCGGCTGTTACTGCAACACCTAGTATGAGCCATTTATATTTTTCTACTTCGGCTAAATTAATTCTTAGTTTACCTTTATCTGCTTGTTTATGGCAGGCAAGGTCATTTCTGAGACTGTCTATTCTTGAATTGATTGACGATTCTATTTGGTCTATTCTTTCATGTACATGAGTAAGTTGTGTAGGTACCTGGTCAATACGGTCATGCACCTCTCTTGCGATTGTGGTAATACGGGAATGTAATTCTTTTATGTCGCCTTCTACTGTGGTTCTATATTGTGTTTGTGCTTCGTGTTTCTCTTCATGTGCTGTCAACATCTGAAGCACATTCACATTCAACTCCTGTATCTTTTCTATTGACACAGAAATCTTTTCCGTGAGTTTACTTACCTGCTGAAATTCACCTTTCAATAGGCCAACTTCCAGCTTTAGTTGGTTGTAATCTTCAGGCATTACACTACCGCTGATAAAGCTTTTAATGCTGTTGTAATATTCGCCTGTAATGCTATTTTCAGTTTTAGTTCTTCTTCTGTTTCGTGTATGACCTGTTCAAGTTTTAAACCTTCAAGTAAGTCTTTGTATTCACCTTTAGATAAATCACCAGCTTCATATAAAATTCTATATTCTTCTATGTTATGGCTTAACTGTGTTACATTCATCTATTTTTACTCCCTATTGTTTCTTGTATTGTTCGTGCGGATCTTTCAATTTGTTGCAACTTTAATCTACAATAATTTTTTGAAACATACTCCTGAGTGTCATACTTAACTTTGAATTGTTGCACTATTTCATGTAATGTTTTTACCATCTCTACCGTATCATCATTATTTGGTAAAAATTGTGCATAGTTAAACATAGATGTAGATAACATATGTAGTTGCAATACAAGGTCATAATCAAAATATTCTTCATCGCAAAATGGTATAACAACTTGTGCATATGACCTCAAATCAACAACTGAACCGTATTCGTTTGTATCAAACTTAGCTAGTCTTAAACTATCTAAAACAGTACAACCTGATAATAGTAAAACAATACTAATTGTTGCTATCGTCTTTTTCATAATAGTCCTTATACTTTATTATAATCACTCTCTGAGTATTGATAAAATTTCTTATTTCTGCCATATTGATGGATAATCTCTCGTACCCATCATCTGTTAGACCAAATAAAACTAAGTCTTTATCTTTTTTCTTCAGCTGTTCCCAAACCTTATCTACATTATCTGGTGTAATTACAAACCACTCTATCTTTTGTGGTGATAAAGGTTTTGGTTGCTTTATATTTAGGTGGGTTCGTTTTACTTCCTGTGTCTTTACTTCAATTTCTTTTACTTGTTTTTTAAAGAAACTAGGAAAAGCACAACCACTAATTAAAAACGGGAATATAGTTAGGATTAGCAAGTGTCGGGCATTCACGGTTTATTTCACTTTCTTTTTTGGCATTGATTTCTTTCTCTGTTCTTTCTGCACCTGTGGCTATTTCTAAACATCTAAGTGCGTTTTTTGTACCACGATTAATTAGTCTTTGCATTGCTCTTGGTTTCTTTACAGCTATTTTACCAATATCTCTACTTTCACCCCTCGCATTTACATTAAATCTATTCACTAGATTTTTTACTTCTTCTCTTTGTCTACCAAGTTCTGCATTTACTTCTTCATTGATTCTTTGTATTTGAGCAATATCAACCTTCATCTGTTCAATCACTTGACTTTGCTCAGATATGGAGTTTTCTAATATTTTATTATTTGCTTCAGATGTGGCCAATTCGGCCTTGAGATTCATTACATACCATAAACCACCTGCAATAATTATAACAATACCAAGATAAGCTACAACTTTAACTACACTAAAAACATTAAACATTCTTCTTTCTTTTCATAAACAGTATGAATGGCGTCAATTTTTTTCTCTTTCTAGGTACGCCCGGTTCGCCTTGTGGGCCTACACCTAATCCTGCGATGTTACCACCGCCAACTGCGTTGACTGGTGCATCTTCATTCTTAGGCACACAATTAGGGACTCTTTTACCACCTTTCATTTTATAACCAACTTGCTTGTGTGTATCCCAGCAAGCCTCTGATACTTTTTCTTCGTCCATAAAATGTCCGCTCTTTGGTATTTTTACATTAACAGTATTTGCAGTTTTACCTTGACCAGCTTTCATTAAAAGATCCAAATAAGTTTTACTATATGGTCTACCTGCCTCTTTCAGTTTTCTTTTCTTACGACCAGCACAATGAGCCTTTTGGCTGAAGCCTTTGGGGTTGCTACAGTCAATACTCCTTTTGTACTTATCCGACCATGTCATTGTAAATTCCTTAACTTATCTGCAACTTCCATGTCTATTGGTATAGATGAATCGTATATATCTATACCTTTAACACCTTCTATCTTTCTAGGCATTATATTTAAGAATGTCAAATAAGTTTTTAATATACTATAATCTTCTTTTGACATCTTAAAAAATAATATCCTACTTGTTACCTCTGGTCCAAAAACATTATATAAAACTGTAAGATGATTAATCACTAATCTTTCTTTTATATCACCATACTTTCTATGCCTTTTAAACAATCTTTTCAGATAGTTTATTCTTTTTAAGTCCTCTTTAAACTCACTCATTACATAATTTGGTTTTTCGTAGGCCTTAATTACATACATCATCCAGTTTTCATTATTTAAATTTTCAAATGCCACTTATAGTTCTTCGCCTTCCCCCTCATCTAATAAAAGATCCGCAATCCTATCTTCATCAGCCACTTCTGCATGAAAATTATAATACCCATTCTCC